ATGTCAGTTGTACAGATCATCAATAGAAACGGTGGAACACATGCAGACAATGCAGGTGGATCGGCTACACTCAAGATCGACAATCTGAGCGCGCAAGTGAACGGCTCTAACATCAACTTTTCAACGACTGCGATCTTTGTAGAGGATAGCGCGCAAGTGTATTACAATGGCGTTCTACAGATTCAAAACGACGATTACACAGAAGACACAGACGAGAATGGAATAACGTTTGCTGTTGCTCCTGAATCAGGATCTAAGGTTGTTGTGATCTATTCGGTGAGTGCCTAAAACAAGAAAGGGAGCCGAAGCCCCCTTTTTGTTATTCCCTTGCCCACTCGATCAAGTCGTCAAGTTCTCCAAAATGTCCCAATGTTGCAAGAATACTTCTAGCGTCTTCAAGTGATTCCGCTTTGATTTCTTCTCTATTGTCATCGAGTAAGATTGTAAGTGTATCGCTTACAATCTCACCGATGTGAACTCTTTCAGTTAGATCGTGATTTGCAAGAATAATTGTGTGAATGTTCCACTCTTTGATTTCTAATAAAAGAACCATGTAAGGAGCGAAAATTTCAGAGTTAGTTAATCTTTTGGTATTCATAATACTATCCGTTGTTGTTTAAGATTTTAAAAGGCTGCGATGTCAAAGAACTAACCTCATTGGTTATATATATAGTAATTTATTCTTTTCCATATGTCAACATATTTATACAAGTTTATTTAGTAAATAGTCAGATAGTTAGATAGATCGCCTGTTGTTATCGGCATTGTAGAAAGAGATCCCCCATAAAAAAGAAACCCCGATCAGAGGATGATCAGGGCTTCAAGGGTTGGAATGTTAAGGGAAATTAATCGTTGATGAACCCACGAACAGTTACACGATCGGAGTTATTCAAGTTCGCACCAAATACAATGCGTCCAACTCCACCAGTACCACCGTTATCGATCTTGTAGTTGTCTTGCGCGTCAGGTGTGGCTTTATATTCCATCACCAAACCGTTTACAGTTACGACAAACATTTCAACAAAGTCGAGATCAACAGCAGCACCCAAGTCAAAAGCAAGGGTTGATCCGTCAGCATCATAGCCCTGAAAGAACGCGCCAAACTTCAATTTTTGAGTTGTGATCTGTGCATCAGCAATCTTGTTTGTTAAAACTGATCCGTCAGCAAGTTGAGCAGAATCAACGCCACCTGAAGCGATAGAGATGCCATCAGCACCAAGAGCAAGAGTAGATCCATCAAGATCGATCTGTAAGTTTCCACCGTTGTCTTCAACGCCGTTACCCAAGTTCAATTTATCAGCAGGGATCGATCCTGCCAATTTTACAGCAGTTACAGCACTGTCAGCAATCTGACCAGTTCCAACGCCTGAATCAGCAATTTTAATACCATCAGATCCAAGAGCAAGAGTTGATCCATCAAGATCGATAGTCAAGTTTGATACAGCAGCAGAGCCGTTGTAACTGCTCATTGTGATACCGTTACCCGATGTCAGAGCGTTAAGATTTGCACCAAGAGCAACGCCCGAAATTGTCGAGTTTGCAAGTTTTGCATTTGTTACGCCTGAATCTTTGATCCGTAAAGCGTTTGAATTGATCTCAATAGAGGAGTCATCAACAGCAACAGATATATTTGCAACAGCAGCAGATCCGTTATAACTGGTCATTGTGATCGCGCCTGAAGCCGATGCACTCAACGCGTTAAGATTTGCACCAAGAGCAACGCCTGATATTGTCGAGTTTGACAATTTAGCATTTGCGATCGATCCTGCAAGCATTGCGTTTGTGATCCCACCTGCTTTAACTTGCAACGCATCAGAAGAAACTTCGATAGAAGAATCATCGACAGCAACATCAAGACGATTCCCCGTCTTGGTAAGGGCTGCGCCTGCTTCTACTTGCCCTGCGCCTGTGAATTGAACGAAGGTAATTGCAGTTGATCCAACTGTTACAGATCCGTCATTTGTACATACAAATCCATTGTCGGCAAAAGTAGTTCCTTCACGAACAAATACAGCAGATCCAGAAAACTCGTCGCTTTCGTTCATGTCTGAAGTTCTAGCCCATGCACCTGCTTTACACAAATACAAGCCATTTTCTGCGCCTGATGATTGATTCTTGACAAGAACGCGCTGATCTGCAGTTACTGCGATGCCGTCGATTGTCTGAGTGCCTGAAAGGGTAATATTTGCAGTAGTAGCAACACGAACACTATCTTTCCAGTGGATTCCTTGTGCGATGCCGTCAACGTATGCTTTTGTTGCTGCTTGATTGTCAGCGCTTGGCGTGGCAACTTGTAAAACAGCACTTTGAAAATCAAAAGTTCCAGTTGAAAGATCTAATTTGTTTACGTCAACAGCAGCATTTGCAATTTGACGACCGGTAATTTGTACAGCCATGTTTTTATATCCTCATAAGTTAATTTTTGAGCATTGTGCTCGGGTTGATTGTATACACGTTTTACACGTTTCACAGTTTGAAGATCGGAAATGCTTTGCTATGTTGTCAAGAAAACTTTTTGTTTAATCTCATTTACTACCGAACCTATCATTTCCAATTTTTGTTCTAGTAAAGTCATTCGTTTGTCAAGATCTCCGATCTCTTTGACGACATCTTCACGCATCTTATCTTCTCGAGATTGCAGATCGATAATTACTTTGTCGTATCGGTTGCGCAAATCCAATTCTCGACTATCTGATCTCTTCTGTTGCTCTTTGTATTGCCACAGTAGAAACATAGCAAAAGCGACGTTAGATCCACCCTGCATTAAAGCGTTTAACATAGTTTCTTCAATCATTTTATAGCCCCATTAACAGAGTGTAAGAGAATCGATCAACTCCCAAATGTTCGATCTGTAGATCACATAAGGATAAAAATTGATCAAAGTCTTTAGGATCTGCGATTACTTGACAACCTGCGCTGTATTTGTTGACGCTCTCTGTCTCTCTGACTGCACTGGCTCTATGTATATTTATCCCAAAATAACCACATTCCTCATTTTTTCCGTAGTCGTGCACGTTGTCACCGTTGCGATCTCTCCATATACAAACATCATTACCACGCTGTACAAGTGCTCTGTATTGCCCTCGATGCTTGCCTATTATGTATGCGCCCCTGTATTGTCTATTGTGTACTAGGATCGCAGTGCCTTTTTTGTTTCTGTTCTCATCCTTAAGCCAGTATTTCCCTGCGTCTGTCGTACATAGAAAAGCGTACCACTGCCATTGTCCATCCTCTAAGAAAAGTACATGTATCCAGTCGTCAAACTTGTTTGTTTCTCCGTTTGGATTGCGCTCGCCTATTATGTTCATGTCGTAATCGTTAGACTCAAATACAACGAAGCCTGCATCTTTTACGCGCTGTAAAATGCTTGGATATGCTTCTTCTGTTAGTATTCTCATGACATAACGCCCAGTGTAAGATTAACGGTACTTTGTGAAGGATTCCAACGAACACCCAACACCATTGCGCGCCGTTGATTGTAGGTGTCTCTTGATCCCTCTCTCAGTCCATATATATACATACTCGATAACTGTACAATGTCGCCTGCTGTGAGCAGGCAATGCTTTTCAGTTACTGTTAAATTTAACTCTTCGTATGGTTCTGCATCCCATCGACGCATCCGAGTTAGATCGGCTGTTGCTTGTGTTGGCTGTATAGGGCTGTCAACACGATAGATCAAGCGCAGATCCCTCGTGATTTCGGCTGATGCAGGCAAGACGGCAATAGAATTCCCTGAAAAAGAAACGTCTTGATTTAGGCTCGTTATGCTGTTGTATGTATTGATTGTGCTTACTGCATATGTCGCAGATTGTGACGGGCTATAAAGGGCGTGGCTGTCTATGCTGACAATGTCACGATCTGAAATGTTATCAATTACCGTCATCCAATTTGCTTGATTTGGATTTTGACATACTCGCCAAGACAATTCATTTTGTCGCCATACTGGCCACATACCCATTTTTAAAACAGCATCGAGAAACGTATTGATCCCACCCGATTGCATGATCAACAGTTCGATCTCATGTGTTCCTGAAGAAGTCGCCCACGCTTTTGCATAGTACGCGTTTAAAGATTGCAGATCAAACAGGTTAGGATTCCACTCAACACCCATCCCCCATGACTCAGGGTAATCATCAAATGATCCTTGTGTTCCTGCTCCTGTACTCATTACAAGGCGCGCAAATACATAATCGGGACGCCCTCGAAGTCTTGCAATGCTTGTAACTTTGTCGTTTATGTGGGTTGTTGTATGGCTTGCTGTGCTCGGATAATTTCCAGTGCTCGCAATTGTCAAATACCCTGCTGATCCTGTTGTCGTTGTTTTACTGCTCCAAGTCCAATAATCTGTAGCGTTATGCACTGAATCCTCAATGAAGATCATCCCATTCTGACCCGTTTCTTTTTCGAATATTGTTATGTCGTCAAGGTACAGATTTGGATCACTTGAAAAGTTGTAATTTGTTGTGACTTTTGCCGTCTTGCCTGCGTTTCTCCAAAATGCAGATTCTGAAACTTTGCCTGTTAATCTTGATTGCATCATTGTTAGGAAATCTACAAACTCCAAACGCCAAACGCCACGCCCTCCAACAATGTTACGAAGTTGCCCAATACTTACACGATTTCGTATTCCATCCCGTACCATGATTAATTCAGCGACTGCGCCTTTTCTGAGTGACGTATTCAGCACAGGGCGCAGATCTCCATTTAATACGATACTGAACCCTCCAAAGTTTACAGACCATCGTTGAGGGGTGATCTGTACGGTGTCAATTGTGACGTTTGCAGATCCGATCTTGATTTCTGTTCTCAATGAATGAGCATCTCCAAAAGACAGCCCGTATTCTTTTGACGGGGGCAAGAATTTTAGTATATAACTGATCGTTTTTGCCTTGCGATCTAGGCTATCAATAAACTGTTGTGACCATGCCATTTTAAGCCCCTCCCTTACTCAGGTGAGGATTTGATGGGGAAGCAAACTCAAGACCTGCCAAGCCCCCTCCTATATCTCTTGCAAACTTTGGCATTCCGTCAAGTGTGATCCCTGCGCCCTGTCTTCCTCCTGACGTGCTAGAAACAAGCGATCGCCCAAATGATACTCCTGATTCGCCTATCGTGTCAGGATGTGCAGAATACAAAACTTCATAGTCTACAACTAGACGAATCGACAGGCTAAAAAGTCGCCCTCCCTCATTTGTAATTATGCTTTGCCCGATGTCGCTTTGTGGTCTTTTGAGCACTGGATAAAATCTGTAGTGACGAAGAAAAGCAGGCTGATCATATTGAAACTTTATTCGATCAACAGTTGTAATTGTGCCACCCTGAGCCGTTACAGCACTTCCACTCAACACCTTAACCATTTCCTGTATCATTGCAGGGCTTGACGTTTCTATTGTGCAGTAGTCGCCCGATGTCGGCAACGTTGTGAGGGGTGCTGTAAAATTTGTAAATGGATTAGCGTATAAATTGATACTTGTTGATCCGTTACTCAGTGATCCCCGTATTGGGAAACAAAAAGCATTATCTTCATCAGCAGCAAAAGACACAGAGAAGCCCCGATCAAGGTGATTCTGTAGCGCATGAAACTGTATAGCGAGATCCTCGCCCCCTATCATCCGATCGCGTTGTATTGTTACAACTTCTTGAGTCCTGCCAACAGATCTTTGAATAGAGCCAGTTAGAGAGACAGCATCAACGGCTTCAACTGATATATCACTGTACATTTCCCCCAGTGCTTCACCTAGATCGATTACGTGCAATCTTGGACCTGCTCCAAACGGCTCAGGTGTATAGTAAAATCTTGCATTTCCCATTTTAACGCCCTCCAAAAAGGCTACTTGACGAAGTACCGAATTGATTATTGAAACGGATCTCTATCTCTCTCACAAGAGCATCGACAGCATTTCGATCCACTACTGCGCTATTTATGTTTATAGTCATTCCACCCCCTGATTCGTTAAGTTGTCGATCGACTTGTTGAGGGCGTTGTCCACTTTGTGGCACAACAAATTCACCCCTGTGAAGCATTGCGAGCCCGTCCTGCATCCCTGTAAATCTGATCCCACCTTGAGCCTTTGGAATAAATCGACCACCTGAAGCAAATGTCTGTTGATTTGGATCAAAGAATCGCTTGATCCCCTCGCCTACTCCTAGCCCTCCACCATTTCCGTCAGGATCTCGATCTCTGAAATTGAATACATTGGAAAAGGCGTCTTTGATTATACTAACTAGATTCTTTCCAAAAAGGATGATCCCATCATAAAATGCTTCAAGTATTCCGACGGCTAGCAATGGAATAAGTTCAAGAAAAATCTCAGGTAGAAAAGAGATCCCTAATCTGATTGCGTCAACTTGTGCCTTGATTTCTGCTCTCTTTTCTTCGGGTGTTGTCTGTCCTATCGTTTCAAGTGCTCCAACAATTTGACCTGCAATCGGGTTGATCAATCCAATTATAGACGAAGCGTCAAGACTTGCGACGGCTGCAATGGTATCAACTGTGCCTGAGATCTGTTCTTGACGTTGTCTTTTTTGTTCTTTTGCAAGTTCTGCAATTCTCTTCTTCTCTTCTTCTGTCTGCTTCTCTTTTTCTTTTAATATGTCTTGTTCTTTCTTTTTCTTTTCGTCAAGTAATGCCAGTATTTCTTTCTGTTCTGCAATTCTGTTTTCTGCTGATAATTCTTCTAGTATGCTGATTTCATCCACCAAAGAAACAAGTTTCTCTTGTTCTTGAACACTTAACTTTCTTGCGTCGGCTTGATCTAACAGTATTTCAAATTCATATTCTAACTCAAGAATTTGATTCTTAATTTCTCCACCTAATTTCTTGATACTATCTAATTGCTTGTCGTATGCACTTTTAGTTCGATCGGTGATTTGAGAAGCAAAATCACTTGTTAGATCCATCATCTCATCATTTGCCCGATTCAATTCTTGCTGTGCTTTTAAGGCTTCTTCTGTTGCTTTTCTCAACCTCTCCATTTCGTCGGCTGTTTTCTGTGTATTATTCCCTGTATTTTTCATCGTTTGGGGGGCTGTTGATTGCTCGCTAAGTTCATTAAATCGATCTAGTTCATCACTTGCAATCTGAAAGATATTTCCTAAATCGCCCACTGCCTGATCTGTTTCACGCTGAAGATCTCCGATCACTATTCGAGCACCTTCGATATTGCCCTCAAGCGCCATACTTGAAGCCCCGATCAATCCAATTACATTTTGAAACCCTTGTGATATCGTTCCTAAAACTGTACCAAAGATCGATCCCATATATACAACAGCCTGCGATGCTCCTTGTATTGCAAAAGTAACGCTGTTAGGACCTGCAATCGAGTTTGTAACGTTCTGCAGTGTTCCCATTCCAACCATTTCAAACTCTGCCATACTGCGTTGAAATTGTGCCATTGATCCAATTGCGTTTTTATCAATAGTGACACCGAATTCTTTTGCAAGATCTGTCATATTCTCAAGATTCTGAAGCGCTCCCGATTGTATCAGTGCGGGGCCTGCAGAACGTCCAAAAAGATTCATCGCAATAGCGTTTCTTTGTGTTTCATTCTCCATTTCCCCCAGTGCTTTGATGGTTTCATTGAATACAGTATCGGCATCCCTTAAGCCCCCACCCATGTTTTCAACGTCTACTTCTAGATCCTTGAACGCATCAGCCGTTAACTTTGTGCCCTTGCTTGCTGCATCCATAGACGATTGGAACTTGATCAGCCCTCCCTCAAGACTTGAGAAAGAGCGCCCCGATCCTTCGGCTGCAAGTCTTAAACCTGCAAGCGTATCAACTGCGATCCCTGTTTTAGTTGACGCGTCTACAAGTTCATTTGTGAGATCTGCAAATTTTTGACTTAGTTTTATTGCGCCTGTTATTGCTGCAGCCATTGCAGCAGTAGCAGCAGCAACCCCAATGCCTAAAGTTTTCATTCCCTTACTTGTCGACTTACTTGTTTTCTCTGTGTTCTTCAAGTCTTTATTCAAGCCCTTAGATTCGTCGCCTGCCTTATCAAGACTTTTAGAAAGTTGATCGGCTTCTTTTGATGTTCCGTCTAGTCCTTTCTGAGCGCCTTTTGCATCAACTTTGAGTACATATTGCACAACTGTATCATTTGCCATGTCTACACCTCACCTATGCGCCTATGATAGCCGATTTCATGAGTTATGGCATTACAAGCAATTTCAACCTAGTATATCAATAAGATCAGTTAGTGATACAGTCGGCTGTACTCCACTCTTTTTGTATCGCTTCAATAGTCGGTTCATTCTAGCCCCTCTATGTTTGATACATTTTAAGCAGAGCATAAGATCGAACCAGTCAAGTTTGGCGATCTCACTGGGTAACGTGCCATATGTGCGCGCTATGATGTCTATTATATGAAAGTAGTCTTCTTGATCAGCGAAACATTGACAGTCGTTTGACTGCCGCTCCTTGCCCCTTGAGAGCGTGATCAAGGATTACAGATCGATCAGGCTTTGACAGCATCCCGATCCACAGCATATTGCGCTCAGCGTTTTGCTCTTGTTGAGTCAATACGATCTGTATACGCTCCCATTGATCATCCTGTGACTTTTTCGCCTGTGTTACACATTGCGCAATCAACTGATCTTGTGATTCTGCTATCTTTTGCATTTGCTCAGGTCGGATTTTTGATAGCATTGAATATGCTTGCTGTAGTGTTTCTTCATCAGGATCGTCTTGTAGTTGCTCACTCATTTTCTGAAACTGGCTGATCTCTCCTGTACTAGAAAGCCCTTGCAATAATAGAGAGTTCGCAAGGCTCGCTTTTTCTATTTCAGCAGGTGACAAAATGCGCCCTTTGATGATTAACTGACCATTGAAAATTTCTGCTTCAAACTCACTGACTGCCTGTACTTCTTTTAAAAAATCTTTTAACATGGGATCTCCGTTGTTGTTGTGTGATTTTGGGTAGTTTAACGGATCGGGGATCTTCTATCTCAAATTATTTCACTTATTTTGTGTAAATATGTTGCAATTGTATAAATATGTTGTTATACTACTTAAGTAAACAATCAAGTTTACAACAACAACGGAAAGACAATGTATTGGACAAAAGAAAGAGTTAAAGCAGCACACGAACCCAACATGATTGGTAAGAAAAAAATATCTAGAGAGTTTCAGGTAACTGAAGCAGATGGAAATTTAATGTGGTTTGATACAACTAGTAAAGGCTTAAAAG